AGAGCCCCGCGAAAGTTAACGAGGTCAGCGAGTGCTTCTGCTGTGCCATGGGTTGGCGTTGGGCTTGCTCCGAGCATGCTGACAACGACATTGCAGCACTACGACGGTGAAGCGATTCGACTGCCGGACGGGCCGACGATTGAATGCGTTGGCACGCCTGACTTCGAGCACCTCGAGTGCATGATGACTGGCAAGTGGACCGCCCGATCGAAAGCCATTCTTGAGCGTGAACGCGTGAAAAAGCACGGTTGTTGATGGAGCAGAAAATTTCCGACACTCTGGACCTGAAATACCGACTTCGAAGCGTGCGGGAACTGGCGCTGAAACTGCACCTCGCGGAGCAGACGCTTCGCACCGCCACGCAGGTCATCACCACCGCGCGTGAGCAGTCCGAGCTGTACTTGCCGGAGATCGGAAAGTCCTTGCCGGCGGCGTTTCAGCAAACCTCAGAGGTCTTGTTCGCTTACCACGACTGCATCTGCAAGATTCGGCATGGGCTGCAATGCCTGCGCGAGCGCTGTTTCGATACCGCCGTGGATTTCCAAAACCGGCTGGCCCCCATCCTGGTTGGACCGTGGGTGCGCGAATTCCCACGTATTGGCGAACTGCCCGACCTGCCGCCCCTGCCCGCGCTGGAAACGGACGATTCGGATGCAACGGACGCGAACGACTTCTTGCGAAACGATTTCGATTCAAGGCACAGTGAGTCTCATGAGCTTCTATGAGCTGTGACGAATGTCGGTGTCGGCCGTATAACGTTTGGTCCACTGCTTGTCGGGGCACCGGCACTGCGTGCGCGGCGTGGCGCCGCAGTCCACGCAGACGTCGCAGGTGTGGTGGCCGGTGGGGACGGGCTGTCGAAACACCTCGACTTTCTTGCCCTGCTTGCGCAGCTGCTCGATCAGCGGGTTGACCTTGGGGTCGAACAGGTCCGCCACTTTGTCGGGCAGCTTGGGCGGCGACGGCAGCCGCGACGTCGGAACGGGAGTGCCCGGGCGCGTCTTCTTCTCCTCCGCGGGCTTGGCGGGCTCCGAGGCCGCCTGCACACGCAGCTCGGCGATTTCTTTTTCGATGGTCTCCACGCGGTGACGCCGCCACTGCTGCAACCTGTTGGTCACCTCAGGGTCAAGGACTTTTTTCAGCGGAGACGGAAGGCTGTGAAAGGCTGACATATGCGCGGAATCCAGGATGAACTTCTTCTCGCGTTCCAGACTGCTGATGCGCTTTTCCGCCATGGCTTTCCAACGCTGCAGCACGTTTATTTTGCGGTTTGGCGTTCTCGAGCACATGTCGGATCGTGATCTTTTCATCGTGTCCCTGCCAGACGCCGGCATGCTGCTCACGCGCAACACAGAGCTAGTGGATGACGTTCGCCGCGAAAGCCTGCGCAGTCCGTACAAGCGCAACCCCAGCGTGTCCCCAACGATGACGCCCATGTACGTGCAGCCCCGCAACACGGCAGTGGACTTCATTCACACGGACTACATCGCGAGGCTGCTGCAATCGCGCATAGCCCAGTACACCGTTCCGTGCACGGACCTCTGCCGCAAGGTGGACCGGCCCTGCCGCACGTACCTGGCGGGCACCATTCAGCTCACGCTGGGCACGGACGCGGCGTCCATCGTGGGCGAGTACATGCACGGCAAAGGCTGGCCAGGTCAGCACCACACCATTCCGTTTTTCGACTGGTTGCGTGTGTGCTCGTGCACCGAGAACCCAGTGTGCGCATGCTTGTTCTGCAGGTGAGTGTCTTGCGGCTTGGTTTGCTGAGACTTACGGAGAACCCAGGGTGGATCGACAGAGAGAAGCCGAAGACCTGGAGCACAGTGCAGGAGTGGTTCTCGCGGTGAGCGACGACGAGCGCACCAAGTTCCGCTACGAGTACATACGCGGCATGAACGTCGAAAACCGGCAGTCGTTCCTGGAAGTGTACGCCGACGCGATGCCGGAAACGGACGCGGGGGAGTGTGAACTGTCTGTTCTCATGAACTTCACTTGTTGAACATGGTCAGAGCGGTCACGTATTGGTCGGGGTTCAATCGTTGTCGATGAAACCATCCTTGAAACGTTTTCAAAGGCACATTTCGAAAGCACACGCGCAGCGCGCACCACCGCCCGCAGGTCGACGTGCCGGGGGCCGTGCGCTGCAGCTTGACGTCGTTGTAAATAATGTTCTTGTAGCCGCCGTCCTTGATGAGGTCGGACAGGTAGGGGTAGTCCTGGCCGGACTGGGGCCGAAACGGGGCGGGCACCATGGACAGCTGCGAGTCGGGCCGGTGCCCGTACGAGTCGAAGAACTCGAGCATGCTGGGCGAGACCTCGAACAGGGCGCACCAGTGGCCGTAGCTGGGCTCCGTCTCGTAGAGGATGATGGCGGCGCGGTGCGGCCCCAGCAGCTCGTCCAGGTGGTGGGCGTGCTTGGCGTGGCTGTACGGCACCACCTTCACTTTTCCCTCGCACAGCCTTCTCATGTCCTCCTCGCTGTACGAGATCCGCTGTCCCTCGGCCAGGATGCGATCCATTGCAGCAATCCAATGTAGAAGGTGAGGCACACCAACGGAATCAGGAGCGGGAACCAAATCATTTGTCAAGGACTTGATCGCAAACCATGGAGGCGAACGCGACGACGTGGCTGCAATTCACGGAAAACATGCCGCTCAACACGGCACTGCTGCTGATGCTCACCAGCATGGCGGCCTTCGTGGTGGGCGTGGAAATCTGCTGGATGATGTACCTGGCGACCCGCACCTGGGCCATGTACTGCGCAGGCCGGAAGGCGCAGAAGGAAGCTCAGAACCCGCACCCGGTGGTCGCCGAGCCGCCTTCCCCGCGCGAGCCCGTCTACCCCACGGGCGCCATCACCGCCCGAGACGTGCTGGGAGAGGAGGAGTGGACCAAACTCTGCAAGCGTCGCGTGGACGCTCTGGACAAGACCGTGAAAACGTGCGCTGAGCAGACTGGAAAGGAATGCGAAGAGAAGAAATGATTTTACGTTCACGCTTCCCACAAGAGAACATTGATGCCGCCCACTTGGTTGGGGCCGCCGGCGTTGCTCACGTTCACGTCAAAGTCAATCCAGTAGGTGGTGGACGCCGTGGTGGAGAACGATCCGCACTGTGTGAACTGCGTGGCCAGAGAGCTGGCGGGAACGGAGACGTCCGTGGTTTGGCTGAAACCCGTGCCGGTTGTGGGGTCGCCGGCCGCAGGGGGCGTGCCCGTGCCGAACGACAGCTGGGACGTCACCAGATTCGCTGCTCCACCCGTGTTCAGCAAGTAGGCGGTCATGGTGACGACGAACGCGCCGCCCCACTGCGATGTCTTCGTGAGGCCGAGGCCGTACATGGTGTTGCTGTTGGCCGCGAAGTTGTGTGCCAGGCCTGCGCTTTGCGAGTAGGAAACGGCCTGGTTCTTCCACGTGGCGTTTCCGGAACCGTCGCTGACCAACTGGTAGCCCGAGACAGCACCCGTTGACACCTTGAGCGTGCCGGTGCTGACGGAGCTCGACAGGATAGCGGTCGTGGCGTTCGCGTTGCCAATGTTGATCGCACGTGCGCCAGCCGTGCCAATGGCGATGGTTTGGGCGCTGCTTTCCGTGCCGTAGCTCTGCTGGCCATGCACGTTGAGAATGGTCGAGCCGCCGCCGCTGTTGCCGATGTTGATTTGGCGAATGCTCGCGCCCGTGCCGATGGAAACGGTCTGCGTGCCGGTGTCGGTGCCAATGTTGACGGTGCCCGACATGCCCACGGTCGAGGCCCCCGCGCTGTTGCCGATGTTGATGGCGCGTGCGCCCGCCGTGCCCAGACTGATGGTCGAAGTGTCGGACAGGGTGCCCATGTTGATGAGCCCGTAGATGGCTGTGGCGCTGGGGCCCGTGGTGTTTCCAATGGAGCACGTGTCCTGCGAGGAGTTGGAGTTGACGCCGACTGTGCCGTTCAGAAACAAACTGGCGCCCGCGTTGGTTCCCGCCGTGGCGATGCCGATGTTGACGGCCTCCGAGAAGCCGACGCCCAGGTTCAGCGTGCCGTTGTTGGGAAACGAGCCGCCTGCGATGGTGGTGGTCGCCGCGTTGGTGGCGTTGATGAGCATCGTGCCCACCATGGCCGTGGTGGAGGGCCCCGTGGTGTTGCCGATGTTGATGTTGCGGGCGCCGCCCGTGCCGATGCTGAGCGTGGAGAGAGCCGTGTCGGTGCCGATGCTCACCGTGCCCAGCATCGAAGTCGTGGCGCTGCTCAGCGTGTTGATGACGCCGTCCAGGTTCATGGTCGACGGGTGGCTGACCGTGCTGTTGCCCAGATTGATGGTTTTCGTGACCACGTACGCAGGGCCGTTGTGCGCCACGCTGAACACCGTGCTGGCCGCCGGCCCTCGCTCCAGAAACGTGTAGTTGCCTTCGCACGAAACGGTCGTCGGCCCGCCGCCGGCCCCGATGTTGATGGTCTCGGCCTGCGCCACGTTGTTGATGTTCATGGACCCGAGCATGTTGGTGGTGGTCGGCCCGGTGGTGTTGCCGATGGTGATCGTCTGCGAGCCGACCGTGCCCGCGTTGATGGTGCCCACGATGCTGCTGGTGCTCGGCGAGGTGGTGTTGCCGATGTTGACCGCGCGTGCCCCGGCCGTGCCTAGACTGATCGTGCTTGTGGCGGCGGCCGTGCCGACGTTGAACACCCCGGCGACGTTGGTGGTGGTGACGCCGCTGCTGTTGCCCACGTTGATGGCACGCGCACTGGCGCCCGTGCCGAGACTGAGTGTCTTGGTGTCGGTGTCTCCAGCCACCGCGACGCCGCTAGCACTGCTCACTGTGAAGTAGCTGAAAGTGTTGTCCTCGACGGCAAAGGTGGTCGCTGTGTTGCCTGCTCCGACGATGGCCGTGCCCACGGCCACATCATGCGACAGAAACAGGTTGCTGGCCGAGGGAGCGCCCAGTCGCAAGTCCGTGTTGCCCACAATGCTGTTGGTGGTGATGGTGCCGTCGAGCGCCGACGTGCCCGTGACATGCAGAGACGAGGGGGTGAACGCGCCGGCCGAGACGGAGCCGTCCAGTGCGGTCGTGCCGGTGACGTGCAACGAGGACGCGGTGGCGCTCAAGCAGCTGAGCGTGCCTGTGTCGGTGAGAGAAGAGCACGTCAGCGCGCCGGCTGTCACGGAGCCGTCCAGAGCCGAGGTGCCGGTCACGTGCCACGACGACGCCGTTCCACCCAGGCAGCTGAGCGTGCCGGTGTCGGTGAGCGACGTGCACGACAGGGCGCCCGCACTGATGGAGCCGATGGACATCGAGGCGATGGTGGCCGTGCCCGTGACCTGCATGGTGTCCACTTTGATCGAGGGCGAGCCGCCGATGAACTGGGCCGAGCCCGTGACGTTGAGGCCCGCCATCAGCGAGCAGGCGCCCGTGTCGGTGAGCGAGGAACACGACAGAGCGCCAAAGATGTCGGGGTTGGTGCCGTTGCTGGAGTCGATGGTCCCGACCACGTCCATGTCGCCTCCCACCACACCTGAGCCCGAAATCTCCAGAGAGGCGCCGCGAACCGGCGAGTACAGCTGGTACGCTGAATTGGGCGCGTAGCCGCCGTACGCGGGCGCCCAGTAGCTGTTGACTCCCGTGCGCTGCCTTTTGCTCATGTTCACGAAAAAACAGAGTGAAAAAATAAGGTCTTGAAACATCGAAATGCTGCGAATCGACAGGTACACGCACCGCCCCGAGAAGTACGTGACCACGACGGCCGTCGAGCCGCACCCGATCATCACCATCAGCTGCACCTACTGCCGCAACTGGAAGTCCGTTCTCGACTCGAAGCCGCTGAACGTGACGCTGGCGGGCCTCAAGAAGATGGCGTTCACGGCGCAGCTCAACCACGACCACTGGTGCAAGTGGGCCACCTGCATCGGCAACCCCGATAGCTACGAGGGCAAGCGGCAGCTGAGGCGCGAAGCCGTTTGGGAGCGGCAGGCGGCCCGCGCCGCGGCGGCTGCGGCGGAGGCGGAGAAGAACAAGGCGGAGTTGAAAGTGGAGTTGAGAGAGCAGTGACGCGATCATACACACTGTCATACGGTCGACGTTGTCATCACAAAATGTACAGCAAGTGTTCGCTCAGGACCCAGTTGGGCGCGTGCTGGTCCAGCACCACCCAGCGGCTGCGCAGCTTGAACATGCGCTCGATCTTCTTGGGGTCCAGCCCGATGTGCGTCTTCAGCCAGCCCCGGATGCCGTAGGAGGAGCCCAACTGCGAACGATAGTATTGAATGAAACTGAATTTGTAGTGCGCCTCGGCGTCGATGAAGTCGTGGCGCGTGGTCATCACGATCTTGCCCGTACCTGAGGGAAAAAGATGGTTTTGTTGGCCTCGGCCAGCGACGCGCGGGTCGTACCCCAGTTGCGAAACAGGTGCGAGGTGCGGATCACCCACGTGTTGTCGTGGCGGCCCACGACCTGCAGCTCGTCGCACAGGTCGGTCACCACCTTCTTGATCTTCTTGTCGCGGATGGCGTCGATGTCGTCGAACACCACCAGGCAGTTGGCCAGCTCCTTGATCTCGTACGGGTTCTCCACCAGCCCGTCGTCGATCATGACGCGTGTGATGCCGCACTTGTCGAGCTCCTTGTCCTCGGCCACCTGCGAGAAGACGATGACCTTGCCATCGGGGTGCTGCTTCTTCCACTCGCGGATGTAGCGGCCGGCGATCCAGGACTTGCCTGCGCCCTGTTGGCCGACGATGAAGATGCACTCGCGCTTGGGCCAGCTGGGGATCAGGCGGAAGCAGTCGCCCCCGAACAGCTCGATCTCCTTGCCCATCTGCCTGCGCGTGACGTCGCGGATGGCCTCCTCGTGCACCTTCTTCAGCGAGTCCGCACGCGGGTGGTCGCCGTAGTTGGGCACGTGTTTCGGGCCGTACGCCATCTGCGCCGCCATGAGCTTGAGGTCCTTCTCGGAGATGCGGTCGCGCTCGCGGCTGCCCTTGCGGAAGTAGTCCTCGCCCAGCAGGTCGATGGGGTTCTGCATGCTGCCCACGGCGGGGTTGGGGTTGGTGCGGATGGGCTCCGGCCGGCTGGGCGCCTTGGTCTCGCGCACGCGCGGCGCCTCCTCGGCCTCCGCGTCCGTGTCGCTGTCCAGGTCCATGTCGTCCATGTACCGCTCGAACTCGTCGTACTCGGCGTCGCTGAGCGTGTTGACCCACGAGTCGAACTCGGGGTCCGACATGTCGTCGGGGTCCTTGGGCGGCGGCGGGAACGCGTAGCCGCTGTTGAGCCGCTGCTTGTGCCGCGGCGGCGTGGGCTCGCCCTTCTCGTCGCAGGGCTCCAGCGGGTCGAACTCGATGCGCTTGCGCTTCAGAATCGATCGGGGTGGTGCACCAGCTCCTCCAGCGCCTGGTCCAGGTCCATGAGCCGCTGCAGACAGAGACGCTGCAGCTCCAGCACCAGGTAGAGACGGCGGCGCAGGTGGGCGGCCCGCGCCGGCGGGTTCCTTCTCGTCTCCAAAAGCACCTCCACGCAGCATTTTGCCGTGCGAACCGCTGCCTGCACCAGGGTGCACCGCAGGCGGAAAAGCGCATTCCGTGTCTGCCACCTCCTGCGTTGTTGTGATGTTGTTCGAGGGCGTGGTCTGGGGTCGCTGATGTGAATGGGCGGAGGACGGGGCCGGCTCGGGGCGCGGCCTCTTGGCCGGTCGGCCTCTGCCTCCTCCCAGTCCGTGTCCTTTGCGTTTTTTGCTCTCGTCTCGCGCCAGCATGGCTTCTCGTTGCGCCTGGGGCACCGCTGCTGCATAGGGGTCCTCTGCCAGGTCGTACCAGCCGTCGTCCAGCGCGGGCGCGTAGTTCACGTGCAAGTACACGAGTTTGCCGTTATCCTCGGGGTGGTCGCTGAGTATGCGTGCTACAGCGATGCCTCCGTCGGGCTCGAAGCTGAACGCCATGGGCCAGGAACACAGTCCCACTTTTGAATTTTTCTCGCAAGTTTTCGGACGGAAAGGCCTGAAATTCGCAAAAATTGCAAATCGAAGACATGAACCCCCTGCAAGCCGCGCAGACGATTGCGCGCCTGCAGCGCGTGCGGCGCATGAATATTCCGCTGATCGACGACTACGACACGCCGGTGGTTTTCGACCTGCCAAAAACCGAGCTGCCGCTGCCAGAGACGGTGCCGCAGCCCAGCGTGTCCCCGATGCAGCCCAAACAAATGCGCACCGTCAGCATCGCTGGACTTCAAGTGGCTCACAAGCACCCCTCCGGCGTGTATTACGACGAGAAGTCCGAGAGCGTGGTGGGCCCCGGCATCAGCTCCATGCTGGGCCTGCGCGTGCTGCGCAGCTACTTGCACCCGGACAACGTCAAGGCACGCGAAGAAGAGCGCAAGGCTCACCCGGAGAACGCGTGGCGCGAAATGCGCCCCATCGAGAAAGAACGGTCGGTGGGCTGGGCGCGCTGCGCGTTCTGCTGGGAAAACACCTGGTGCCTGGTCACGCACAGCGAGCAGCGAGTTCGAACCGACGACGAGCGAATCTGTGAAGAGTGTTTCTACGAAGACATGGATTTCGCTTCGTGCTAATACAACTTGACGTCCTTTCGTTTCAAAATCGCCTTCACCTCGAAGAACTCGCCCGGGGACAGGTACATGGGGTACTCGTTGCCGAACTGGTCCACCCAGTCCGCGTACACGCTCCAGCGCGTCAGCGGCGACTCGCTCAGCAGCTCAAACCAGCGGTAGTTCTCGCGCGAGTCGTAGATGTTCGCCGTCTTCTGCACCATCTTGCCCTCCTCGCCCGCCGGGTCCGAGGCGATGTCGATCAGCACGCGGCGCGTCACCATGTCCGTGGGCGGCACGATGCCGTCGCCCTTGGGCACCGCCGGCGCGATCTCGTCCCGCACCGGGATGTTGTACGTGCCCACGCGCACGAACGAGCACCCGTTGTTCCAGCCCACCATGTCGGGCACCTGCGAGTTGACGCTCTCCAGGCTGCCGGGCAGCGAGGTGCCCAGCACCGACACCATCACCGTGTTCGAGTCCGTGGTGGTCGTGCCATAGTTGTGCAGAGCGGGTCCGGGCGGGGCGACGGTCGTCACCACCAGCGCCCTCCACGCCGTGGCCAGGCTCGGCGGCGTGGCCGTGTTGCTCAGTGGCACGGCCGTGGGCGGCGGCCCGACCGTGGCGTCGCCATTGTCCACTGTGCCCACGTCGTGAATGGTGTACACGCGGTTGAACCACGGCACGGTCCGCACGCCCGACACCACCACCGTGTCGCCCGGCCGCACGCCGTGCGGGGCCTGCGGGTTGTACCAGATCACCCAGTAGCCCACTCCGACCTCGAAGCCGACCCGCATGTAGCTGTTGGCGCCCGAGTACGGGTACGCTTGCGCCGATACATCAACGGCCAGTGGCGCCACCAGAGGCAGCTGCGCGCCATTGGCAGGCATGGCCACTGTCTCGTACAAGTCGTTGAGTCGCACCACGGCGTCCGCCCCCACCGGCAAGCCTGTTTGCGGGACGCCCGCGCCTTCGACGAAATCGCTGCTGAACTGCCAGCTGTTGACGAACTCGACGGGTAGCATGGGGAAGAAGCGCTGCTGCAGGTTGCTGTTGAAGAAAAAGAACGCCGTGCCCAGCGGGTACAGCAACGGCCACTGGCGCCGCCCGTTGAGCGCGGTTTCCGAGTAGTGCACGTAGTCGGGCCCTCCGTACCACGACTGCCCTTCGTACTGCACGGTGAAGATCTGCTCGGGCTCGTCAAAGGTGATGAGCGGGGGCAGCGTGGCCGACGGCAGAAAGGTGAACGTGCCCGGGGCCGGCAAGTTGCTGGCCGTCGACAGCTCGCCCACGCAGAGCCGGGCGGAGCGCATGATTGCGTCCAGCATCTGCTGCACGTTCCAGATGGCGATGGCGCCGTGCGGGTAGTTGACATTGCTGCCGTCGGACGGGATGTCGCTGGCGGGGTCGATGGTCAGCGGGGTCACCTGGTCCTGAATGAACTGCCAATGCGCCAGCACGCCGTCCGTGCCCACCACGCCGTCGATCTTGGTGATGACGCCCACACTGATCACGCACGACTGCAGCGGGTAGTAGAACAGCGGCACGGCGCTGAGCGGGAACTGCACGCGCACGATGGCCATGTGGTAGTCGCAGGGCCGCTGCAGAATGATCTTGTCGTAGTTGCGGTCGAACACGCACAGCTGAAAGGTCTTCTCGGGGTCGCCGCCCGCCGCCAGCAGGGTGCTGGAGCTCAGCAGGCTCTGGCCAGACACTTGCGCGTTGATGTAGAGCACCTCGGCCTCTGGATTCCACCGCTGCGGGAACGGGTCCATGCCGTGCTCGTACATGTTCACGATCTGCGGCGCCCGGAGCAGGTTCCCGCCCGACAGCGGCCGGGGCACTTCTTGCCAGGTTCTCTGTCTCTTTCGCTCCCGCCTATCCAGCTCCTCGGCATTTTTCAGCTCGATGGCGTATCTCTTCCGGCGGATCTCGGCGTCCATGTTCGCGGTTTTGCAAGCCCAAAAATTTTTCAAATTTACCGACGCAACGCGTGCCCACCATGGCGTTCTCCGACATGCTCACCGACACGGTGCAGAAGTGGCTGAAAATTCGGGTGTACGATTGCAAAATCGACCACCGGTTTCAGCTGCTGTCTGGCACACAGACGCCCGGTTTCGTGCTCACGCTCGTCACGGACCCGGTGGACGGGGCCAAGGTGGGGGCCTGGCAGGCGGGCGGAGGCGGCGGCGCCGGTGTCACCTCCATTGCCTCGGACGACTCGCCGGTCTCCATCGTCTTCAGCGGCGTCACGGGGGACGTGAAAGCGCACTGCAGTGGCGACTTTGGCACCAAAAGCCTGACCTCGTCGGGCAACTTGACTCTCAGCGGCAGCGCCAGCGAGCTGCTCATCAGCCAGACGTCGGGCCTGTTGGTGTGCGACGGCTCGGCCACGTTTGGCAGCACCACGTCATTGGGATTCGACGGCCTCAGCGACACCGACGTGTACGGACCTCTGGTCGTTAAAAACCCCAGCGGCAAGCTCGTCGTGCAGCAGGCGGTCGCAGGCAGTGGCGGCCCCACGCCCGGCCAGGTTCTCACTTGCGTCAATCGCACGGGCGAAGCGCAGCACGGCAACCTGCCAGTGGTCTCGATCAGCAACCCCGCCGGCGGAGACAACAGCATCGCCATCGGCAACACGGCGGGCGCCATCACGCTCACCTGCTCGGGCGACTTCAAAACGGGCCAGGGCAGCAAAGACATCAAGACGCTGGGCGGCATCACGTCGGAGTCGGCTTTCTACCTCAAAAACGCCACCTCTCGGACGCTGAGCTCGCTTCTGGGCTGCAAAGACACGGCCTCGGGGCAGGTGGACTGGGTGGCGGGCTCGGCGGTCAGCGGCGTGTCCTCTCTGGCCGTGGGCTACCTGGGCACCAACCCGTCCATGAGCATCAGCCCCGGCACGGGCCCGTTGTACACGGGCGCACTGACGATCGCGCCCACGGGCGTGCTGGGTGACGCCACCACACACGTGCCCATCACCACCTGGGGCGACATCAGCATTCGTCACGGCACCGGCACGCAGGGCAAGCTGAAGCTGGACTACGGCAGCGGAACCAGCGCCATCGGCACGGTGCTCATGTGCGCGAACGCGGACGCCGTCACCATCGAAGAAGTCGACCCCGCGGCCAACTTTGTCACGTCGCTGTACCACGACGCCGGCGCGCCGCCCAACTACACGGCGGCCAGTCTCTCTATCGCCTATGCTGGCGGAGGCACGCCGCACGCCGATCCGCAGCGCGGCGACATTCGGCTGGGCGCCACCGGCCAGTTCGCCAACAAGCAGATCACGACCACGGGCAACATCACCGGCGGCAGCATCACCACCAGCGGCAACATCACTGGCAACTTTGGCACGTTCAACACGGGCATCAACACCAGCGCGTTCCAGCTCAACGCCTCGCCCACCGCCAACTTCCTGCTGAAGTGCGCGGATTCCGCGGGCAACGCGGTGTGGTCTCCCCTCACGGGCGTGACGGTCACTTCGGTCGACAACTACGCCAGCGACAACTCCGTCGCCATTCAAACCACAGACGGGCCTCCGGGTCCGCCGTTCGCCGGCGACATCCAGATCAAGGCCACGGGCAACTTCGGCAGCGGCACGGACGTGACCTGTCGCGACGTGTTCGCTGCCGACGGAATCCTCATCAACCCCTCGGAGACCAAGGCGGGTGCGCTGACCATCAACGTCTACTCGTCGCTGGGCGGGGGCCTGTTCATCAACCCGCTGACGGGCACCACCAGCGACCAGGTGAACAGCGACGGCCACCGCATCCAGGTCACGGGCACCGCCGGCTCCACCATCATCCGCACGGGCGAGGTCGACACCGGCACGGTCTCCTGCTCCACGCTGCTCATGTCCAGTGGAGCGGGCAGCGCCACCATCGCCGTGCCGACCGTGGACATCACGGCCACCGTCACCATGACCGGGCCGCTGACCGTCGGCGCAGCGCTGTCCCGCTTCGATGGACCCGTGCTGTTCTTTCCGCCCACGACCATGCCGGCGTACACGCGCAGACACCCGTTTTCCACCCTGTCGGCCGCGCCCGACCGCACCATGCAGCCGTCCGATCTGTACCGAGGCCTGTCCATCTGCATCGACGACAACCACACCGGCCCCGGCAACTTCTGGAAGTTCCCGCACGGCTTCGATCTGTACACGTACATCACGGGCTCGGGCTCCGGCGAGCTGAACCAGGTCTTTCCGGTCGGCTGCTCGTTCGACTTCACGCTGTTTCTGCCGCACCTGTACATCGCCGGGCACGGCGGCCCCGAAACCACGATCTCGCTGCAGAACAGCGACGACGGTTACCCCGACAACGACAACGTCCTCGCGACCTGCTGCATGTGGCCGGTGGACCCCGCCAACCCCGGGAGCGCGTCGAACCGCTCCCGCTTCACGTGCACCAGCGAGGCGAACGGCGGCAACGGCACCAACTTCCAGCAGCAGAAAACGTTCACGTTCTATCTGGTGAACCTCACGACGAGCAGCGGCGTCCCCGTGAACGCGCAGTGGTACGTTCGATTCTGAAAAGACTTTGCAAGAAACGTTCGATCCAATCGTTCAGCCCAGGGTGGGGTCGGGCATCTCAATCAAATCGTACGAGATGTCCCAGTTCAAGGTCACGTTGCTGCCGGTGCGGTTGGTGATGGTGCCCGCGCTGACCACCAGCTGCAGCGGCTCGTTGAGGCCGTTGGGCACGCCGATGCTGATGGCGCCGTTCGAGCTGGCCATGCTGGCCACCAGACAGTCCACCATGTTGTACGAGTTGGTCGCCATGGCGGAGAACAGGCCGGCCGACAGCAGGGGCTCCGCCCACCCGGCGATGGTGGAGTCCGGCGCGGTGGCCACCGAGCTCGCCGCGTCGCCGATGACGACCGTGTCCAGGCCGCCGAGACCCAGCGCCAGCTGCCCGCCGCCCGCGATTTGGATGCCCGTGGAGCCGTTGCCGCAGTGGATGAACAGCGTGATGCGCAGGGGCCGAATCAGAATGCCTGCTCCGGGCGCGTCGATGAGTGTGATCGGAGAGGCTGGCATGGCCAGTAGCTCGGCATTGCTGCAGGCCCCTTGTGCACGAAGCGGTAGTTCGCTCATATTTGCAATTTGCAGGCTGCTGTGAGCAGGCGTTGGTGAAAAAATTTCGGCGAATATTTCGGAAATTTTTCAGCAAACCGTGCTCGCCCCAGCAAAATGAGCAAAGCCGTCGTCCCCATCCCGGTTATCGCAGTCGAGGACCCGATCACGCGCCTGGGCCGCCCCGAGGCGTTCGCCGTCGCCCAGGGCGGCATTGTCAACACCTACCAGCAGATCAACGCCAACGGCAACAGCTGGCCCTCGGTGCCCAACACCGTGACGTTCGTGGCCCCGCCGCCCTCGCCCGACATCCTGGTCGACCGCAAAGTCTACGTGGAGGTGCAGTGGCGGGTGCGGCCCTCGGGCGTCTACGCCGGCAGCACGCAGGCCTTCAACCTCAACCGTGACGCGCCGCGCGCCTTCCCCACCATGCAGGCCTTGCAGTCCATCTCGGCCGTCGTCAACAACAACACGGTAGGCACGGCGCCTGCCTGCACCTGCTAGCTGTCCTTGCGGTGTCTCGGACTCGAGCTCACTGGTGGTGTGCAGATCACGCAGCAGATGGAGGTCATCCCGGCGCTCATGACCTACAACATGGACCGCGAGAAGCAGATCTCCGAGTACTCGGGCGCCCCCTCGATGCTCGACCAGTACCCCGACTACGGCACGGGCATCGGCTCCAACCGCAACCCGCTGGCGCCCTCCACCGAGAACCCGTTCCAGATCCCGCGCGGTGGCTGGCCCGTTCAGTACAGCGACATGCTGGCGGTCGACACCGAGGCCTTCGGCCCGGCGACGGCCGGCACCGCCAAGCCGCACGTGCCCACGGCTCTGTTCACCTCCATCGAGCCCTTCTTCATGACGCCCTTCGAGCAGTACGGCGAGTCCCCCGGCTTCTTCGGCGTGCAGACCCTCACCATCAACCTGCAGTTCACGCCCAACAGCCTGCAGCGCGTGTGGTCGCACGCCTACGGCGGCGAGACCAAGAACGTCGCCGCGCCGTTCAACGCCAAGTGGGCCAGCGTCGAGGTCATGATCGCCAAGGCGCCGCGCCTGTTCTTCCGCTACGTGACGCCCAGCCCCATCAAGGTCATGCCGTCCGTCATGGAGTACACCTACAGCCAGCTGAACATCTACATCACGGCCGCCAGCCCCGCCACGGGCACGCCCCCGCCAGTGAACGGCGTCACGCCCACGTCCGCGCAGGGCAACCCCGTCAAGAGCAACAGCATTCAGTTCAACACCATCCCGGACCAGATCTTCGTGTACCTGGCGCGCCAGTCGCAGGACCGGGACTTCTCCACGTCGGACACCTTCGCCGTGATCAACGCCGTCAGCGTGGACTTTATGAACCAGACCGGTACGCTTTTGTGGCATACAAGAACGATGGCCAACGGCCTTGGCGTAACCATAAGCAACATCTTGCTCTGCCTGGTGTGAAGGGTAGCACGCGCTCGGCCCTAGAGCGAGGTCCCGGTTCAAATCCGGGGGAGAGCATTTTTGCAGCGACGCGATCCGCGACTGACTTTTTGCTGCAGGCCTGCTCAACAGCGCCACGCAGCACGACCTGTACCAGATCTCGAAGAAAAACGGCTACGTGGGGAGCTACAACGAGTGGGGCGGCTCGGACGCCCCGATTCAGCCCGTGGGCGTGGTCACCAGCGGCAACTCGGGATCGGGCATCGGCGGCGGCGTCAACCCGCAGTCGCCCATGGGCAATCCGGTGGCCGGAAGCCGCGGCTCCGTGCTGTGCCTGCGTCCCGGCTACGACTTGGGCCTGGAGCCGTCGATCGCTCCGTCGATGAACGGCCTGTACAACTTCGCCATCAACGTTCAGTGGTGGAACCCGAGCTTCGGTTGGACCCAGAAGGCGCTGGACCCGGCGAAGGTGGACCAGTCCTTCGTGTCGCCCTTCGTGGACGAGGCCTCCCCCAACGCGCTCTACAACACTGTTTACGCGCTGTACATTGTCACCATCACCTCGGGTCTGGTCACCATCAAGGACAACGGCACGGTCACGCAGACGGGTCTGCTCACTCGCGCGGACGTGCTGCGTGCTCAGTCGGCGCCTGCTCTGGACGCCGGCGAGACGCAGAAGCTGGTGGGCGGCGACTTCTTCAACAAAATGAAGCAGTTCCTGGGACGCGGCGGGCGATCCATGTACGGAGCCGGCGCACAGATGGCGCAGCGACTGCTGGGCGGGGCGGAAGGACCACAAGCCGCACCTGCACCTGCACCCGCGCCTCCGTCTCCGGCGCCTGTGGAGTACGACGAGCGCGACTACTCTGTTTCGTCTGCCGGGTACGGCTGGGGTTCCGGTGCGCGCAAGCGCAAGGAGATGTGCTCGCCCTTCGAGGACCCGCGCGAGCGCGCCCTTGCTCCGCACCTGCGAGGCCGCGGCGTCGACCCCATGATGCCCGTCAGCCCTCCGCGCGAGGCGCTGGACCCGTACGACGACGAGCCCGACGACAAGTACGTGCGCGAGCCGCCGTACCGCGACCACCGCAGCCCGGAGGAGCGCTACGACTCGGCGATGCCCGACATTCCGCCCGAGCGCATCTCCCGCAGGCGCGAAGGCAGCGGACGTCCGCCCTCGCTGGAGGACATGGACTGGGAAGGCCCCGATCGCTACGACGGACCGACGCCCAGCGGCCCGCATCCCATGAGCACCCGTTCGAGACACGTGTTCCGTAGTTAGAAGTGAAGCTGTCGAGTGATGCAACGTTCAAGTACAATGTTCACTCACGAGGCGCTCCGTTCAGATTCACGATTTCGGGGACGGGCAGCACAGGGGGCGGCGGGCCGATGACCGAGCTCAGCGCCGCGTCGATGTCGCCCGAGACGGACTTGAGCAGCTCCCACTCGTCGGGGCGCAGGCGGAACCCTCGATTGGTGGGCAGCATCTGGCCGACAGTGACGTTGGGGCCGTCGTACTGCGCCGGGAAGAACTCGCGCAGGTCCACGCCGACGGTGCCGCCGAACAGGTTGACGCGCACCTGGCGCGTCTGGTCCTCGCGCAGGCCGAACGCGAACAGGTCCTCGGCGTTGGCTTTGGCGTCCGCCATCTGCTCGGGCGTCCAGGCGGCGCCCTTTCCGTCGACTCCGTCCGGCACCTCGAAGGCCTGCACCGGCTGCTGCGGCGGCTGCACGGGCACCCCCTGGAACAGCTTGGGGTACGTTTTGGTTTTGGCGCGCGCCTTGGCTTTGGCCTGCGCCTTGACCTTGAACGCGCTGGCGGCCTTGCCGTAGGTGTAGCCAGTCGCGGTTGTCGTTCCTTGAGTGGCGGGCATGCCGCTTTTGCGCGACACGTACGTGACGGCCGCGGGCGTGCGCTGCATCTGCTGTGTCTGCATGGTCTGCAATCGGGTTTGCATTTTCGAATCGGTTCGGGTCCGCGCTTTTATGCGATTGCAGTCAGTGAATGACGGTGAAGGCCTTGCGTAGGTCTTGTTGCCGATTTCAAGTCGCATCAAGTGGCAAACGCCGTATTCGTGCTGCAAACGTTTGCGCGGCATTAACAATATTGTTTCGCAGCGCTGCATGTCCAGCCGGCAAGAGTTTTTGAAAATCGGCGTTCTCGTGCTCTACACAGCAGCAGTGTGCGGAATCGGCTACTATCAGGGACGCAGAGATGAGCGCGGCTTCTGGAGAGACAAAGAGCGAATCCAAGCAGTCGAAAACAAAGCCAGAGATATCGAAGCGCGAGGCTGGGCTGAAGCTCGCAAAAAGCCAGATGCCAATGGATGACCTGGCGGGCGGCACGATGGACTGCGCGGTGTTCGGGTCGCCCGTGGCGGCTGCGCTGATCGTGAAGAACCTCATCAACGCCTGCAAGAAGCAGCTGCTGAGCGGCTCGTGGAGCGAGGACCTGGACAAGGGCGTTAAGTTATTGGGCATGGACAAGCTGCCGCTGCCGCCGCGCAGCCAGTGCATCAAGTGCGGGCACCACGACGACCGCAGCGGCTCGCACGAGCTGCGCTGGTGCGGCGGCTGCTTCGCGGTGCGCTACTGCAGCAAACAGTGCCAGAAGGACGACCGCAAGGACCACAAGGGCGTTTGCGGTCCGGGCATGCGCACCGGCACCATGAGCGAGTACGAGTACGCCTGCCTGCGCATGTTCAACGAGACCTTCCGGCTGCTGATGACGGACGTCACGCCCCGGCGCTGGCCGCTTCTGTACATCCACCGGCAGCGCATGAAGTTCCGCTCGTGGCAGTGCCGCATCGTCTGCGAGCAGATCGGCGCGGTCTGCGCCCGGGAGTACGTCGACATCCTGGTGACCAAGATCGGCGCCGACAAGATCTACAAGTTCTGCGTGGCCCCCTCGTGCACCAGCGAGCAGTGCCTGGCGCGCCGCAAGGAATTCGAGAAACGGGGATACAAGATCGAGCTGGGCCCTCGGGCCTTCGCGCAAGTGAAATCTTCGAGATAAGTTACTCATCAGAAACCTTTCAAACGACCCTCCACTCGCCGCTGCTTGTTCACGGTCGCCGCGGCCACGCGCTCCGCGGCGGTCACACTCATGCCACGAGACAACTCACTCCGCCGAATGTGCTGGTACATGCGCTCGTCCTTGGCCGACCAGCCGCCGTAGCCCGCGCCCAGGGGCCCGAACGGCTGGCTCTGTTCGTCGCGCAGCGACGCGAATCTCGCCGAGGGGTAGTCGGGGCCCACGATGGCCGGCATCCAGAACGACACGGGCTGGTTCCACACGTCGTACATTGTGTCCTGCTGTATGGCGCGCGGAAAGTAGGCCGCCTGCGGCACAGAAAACGGCACGGGCGTGCGCGGAGGGGCCAGCGCCACCTGCGGGGTCTCGGCCCACGCCGGAGGCAGCACCGGGGCGGCGTGCACGGGCTTCTCGCGCACGGGCAGGGCGTTCACCTGCCAGATTCGCTCGCCGGGTCGCTCCACGCGGTCCGGACCATCGTAGGGACGACGGTAAGCTCCGCCGCGTCCGATTCCTCGGGCGAGAACTGCGCACGGACCGCACGCCCGGAGAGCGCGATAAGAACGAGCGCCGCCCAGAGCGTGACGGCGTTTTCGTCGCTGGTGGCCGCCGCGGTGCAGCTGCGCAGCCGCGTTTCGTCGTTTGGGGCGGTAGGCGCGCCGGGCGCCGCCGTGCAGTGTTCCGCCAGAAAGAGGCACACCGGGCTCGAGCGATTCGCGCGGTAGAGTGAAATGCGGATTCGGGTGCCCGGCTCGCGAGCCATTTTCGGGCTGGAAGCGGCCGATCTTCACGGGCTGATAGGGGGTGGGGTACGGGGCGTCGGCCTCGGGCAGAAAGCAACGCAGCGGAACGGGCGGCACCCGAGACGGAACAGTGGCGGCGGAGGCCTGGAACTGCGCAAAGTTCGTGGGCGTCTTCTGCGTGTAGTCGATGCGGATGATGTCCAGCACTTGCCGGCGGAAAGCGGCTTGCTGCGGCAGAGAATCGCGCTGCTGGCCCGAGAAAAACGGCGCAGGGCGGGCTGGGGAGACGTTGAAGCCGTGGCGACGCGAGCCCAGAAAGTTGTTAGGGATATGGCCCCTCTGGCCTGCATTGTCGACGGGAGTGTACGCTTCTGCGCGAAATTCGGCCCGCGGGTGCGCCAAAAATTCCTGCACGCCCCTCGCGGGCTGCACGAACGGGTCCCGAGCGCCCAGCTGGCCCCACCGGCCGCCGTGGCCTTCTCGGCCCCTCCCAGGCAAGGCAGAAACGGGAATCACCGACATTTTTCTTGCTGACGCACGGGAGCGAACACACTTTTCAAAAAATTGCAACTCTCCACTTTTCAACCGAGATAGTACAGGCGTCCGCGGCCGTAGTAGCGGCGGCGTTTCGAGGAGCGGCGTCGGCCGTAGCCGCGCAGGCTGCGGTGGTAGGAGCGCCGGCGGCCCGAGCCCCGGTACGAGGACCGGGCGGCCTTGAGGGCGTCTCCGTAGGCCAGGCCGTGGGACCGGGCGTAGCGCTTGACGTGGGCGATCCAGGGGCTGCTGCGTGCACCGCCCTTACGGCTGCGACTGCGGCTGCGGCTGCGGCTACGACGGCGGCGGCCACCAGAGCCAACGCGACGGCGACTGCGGCTGCGGCTTCGGCTGCGGCTCCGTCTGCGTCCGCCGCCTTCTCAGCAAAACGGCATGCTGAACAGAACGGCGGAAATCCACAACTTACTGCCGACACGGCGTCGACTGCGTCGTCGTCTGCCCGAACCCAGTCGGGAACGGCGACGCCGGCGGCGTCGGGCATAACCTCCTTCGTAGGCGTCTCCCGGCACTCCTCCACGCCAGGCAGAGGCTTCGTACAGCGCTTTCATGCGGTCCTCCATCGACATTTTGCAGTTGCCCACAGCCAATTTTGTGAAAATCGAAAAAACGCAAACTATTGGGACGCGAACGCGTGAGTGCCCGAGGTTTCTTCCCACACACACGCACAGGTCTCACCCTAGTCATAATCGTCATCGTAGTCATAAGGCGGGGGAGGCGGCAGCCGCTTCTTTTTCTTCTTGGGCGCCTTGCGCTTCGGCGGCGCGCGGTACGGGTCCGGCCGGTAGGAGGCGGACGGCTTGCGGCCCGACGGCCGCTTGAATCTTCGGGCCGGGCCGTAGGGATCGTAGCGAGCGGCCGGGGCCTTCCGTTTCTTCCTGGGGCGGGCGCCCACGGGGTACTGCTCGCGCAGGCCGCGCACGGACGGCGCCGGCGTGTCCAGCAGGGTCTTGGGCCGCGTGTGCGGCGCCGACGGCACCTCGCCTGACCGCAGTTCGCGCAGCAGCGCTTTCTGCTCCTCCTGCCGCAGCTCTCGGTCGAACGCTCGCTCGCGCTCGGCTTCCTGTCTCTGTTCGCGCTTCTCGCGCCTCTCGCGAACGTTTTGCACCACATTGCCCACGTAGGGGATGGCTTCCACGACGTCGGAGCCGTACTCGCTGACCAGCGGCGACACGTATTCTCTGCCGAAGGATTTGACGGACTCCCAGCTGGGCAGGTACGAGCTGATCACGGACGCGGGGTCGGCCACGGGCGCCGCTTGCCCGCCGATGAACGCCAATTGGCCTGGCGCCCCGTAGCCCGGCAGCAGCGCAGGCCGTGGGGGCCAATACATGTAACCGCCTGCTCTTCGACTCATGATTTCTTTTGCACGACGCGAAAAATTCAAACCTGAACCCCGTGTGCGCCTGCCCGTGGAGATGGCGGGCAACGGCCGAGCGTATCGCCTTCTTGATTCGTGCTGAAAAGCCGAGCGCGGCGACTTCGCGTCCTCTCTATAAATGGCCCCGAGAGCTTGGGCCAGCGCCGAGTCTTCGGCCTCCAGCTGTCTTTTCCGCTCCCGTGCCCGTTCGATGTCGATTTCTTCCCTTTCCTCTCTGCGTTTTCGCTCGCCCCGTCTCCGGCCCCTGCGTTCGCGCGGCGGCCGGCCGGGCTCTTGCAATATGTCTTCCACCCGTTTCTTGTCCTCGTCTTCTCTGCGTTTGCGTTCTCTGCGCTCGGCGAGGATTCGGTCCTCGTTGGCCACGTACTCGTCCATGCCGCGGTTGATCTCCTCTTGCAAGCCCGGCGGCAGATCTCGGATCTCCTCGGGCCCCATAAACCGCACGGGCTCCTCTTCGTCGCCGAAGAACTGCAGCGGCTCGTTTTCTTCGTCGAGATCGTCGGCCAAGTCTTCTCTCTCTTCTTCCTCTTTCTCGTCTTTGCCTTCGCGCTCGCGATCGTACTCTCGTTGTCTCTCCCTTGCCCTCTCTGCGTCGTGTTTCTCGTCCAGTTCGTTCACGTCGGCAGGCGGGCCCTCCGGCGGTCGTCGCGGCGGACGCCGTGGTGGCCGTCTGGGCGGTCTGGGTCGAGGCGGCCTCGGCGGCAAGCCAATCACGTCCTGGTCGAGCAGCACGTTGGTGTTGTAGCCCAGCCGGCGCAGCAGCTCCAGGCAGTTCTCGTAGGGGTCGCGGCGCGGCGCCCGCGGCCGGCGCTGCGGTATGTACTTGTAGTCGGCCGTGATCTCATTGGTGATGTCACGCCCCAGCCGGTTCACCATCTCCCGGCGGCTGACGGTGTACGGCTGCCTCGGTTTCCGAGCCGAGTAGGAGTCCACGGTGTCCTCCAGCCATTCCCGGTTGCCCTCACTGAGTTGCGCGAGATCGAGTCGCGGCTCGAGTCTTGACCCACCGGATAGCATTTTGAGTTCGAAATATTTTAGGCCTTAGAAACTAATCCACTTCCATCAGACCTTCGAACACTGCGGGGTCAGGCCGGGGCTGCCTCGCCGCGCCCACGTCCTCCATTTTCTCGTCGTCCAAGTCGTCGCGCTGGTGGGCCTCCTTCTCCTCCTCGCGGCGCAGTCGATCGCCCGCCTGGGCCACCCGCGCACGCTTGGCCTCGCCCTTCTTTTCGTCCTTGCCGTCCGCCTCCGCTCGGCGCTTGCGGCCCTCGTGGCGCAGCATGCCCGGCGGCTTCCCCTCCCACTCGTCTTGCTTGATGCTCTTCTCCTCGGCCAGCCTGTTGGCCAGCTGCAGCTGCTCCATCCAGTACTTCTTCTGCTCTGGTCTGTGAAAGAATGCGCGCTTGGCCTCCACCAGTTCGTGCCCGTACGGCAGCGTGGACCCGTCCGGAAACAGCTCCAGCTTGTCGTTCACCAGGTTGTACGTGCGGAACGCGTCCCGCTTGGTGTAGATGCGCTGGTGCTCGCGGTCGCGCGCCGGCTTGTCGCCGAACGACACCCGGTGGCTGCAGGGGCCCTTGGAATCCGGCAGGCCCAGGCCGACCTGGATCACCTTGGCCCGCAGGAACGCCGCTTGGTACTCGGCGTTCATGCGCCCCTTCTGGATGCCTTTCACGGTGCTGTCCGAGCCGCCGCCCTGGTACAGCAGCAAGTAGTTCTTGGGGCCGCCCGATCGGAACTCGGTCACGCGTTTGCGCGAGCCGTCTTTGCTGACCAGCTCGTCCTTGAAGAAACCCAGGCCGGTGCCCACCTCGTCTCGGATCTCTCGCTCAACGTGCCGCGGGTTCTGGGGGTCGGAGCGGTACACGAAGCTGTCGGTGTCCATGTAGCACCGCTGCTCCTTGAGGCGGTGGATGAAGTCGTACATGAACAGCTGCCCGTACATGGGCACCAACGCGCCGGGGATGACCGCGTGCAGGGAGTTCGAGGGCCTGGGGTTGTGCTCGGAGCGCGGCAGCTCCTGTTCCACCTGCTCTCGCGCTTCCAGCTGCTCGTCCGACATCGTGGCCTTCTCGGACCGGGTCGCCCGGCGCTCCTCCTTCCACGTCACCTCCAGCATGTTGTCCGGCAGAGGAATTCTCAGCACGATGCGGCGGCGCTTGTTGCACACGAAGTCGTTGTACAAACGATCGGCGTCCTCCGCAGTGAAGATCTCGGTGTGCGTGTACTCTTCGTTCTGCGTGCACTTTCCCCAGAGGTTGTTGAGCCGCCCCTTGGCCGTGTTCTTTTTGCCCTCGTTCTTCACCATCTTCTTCTCCTCCAGCCGCAATCCGATGAGCCGGTTGAGCGGCTTGGCGGCGTAGTCGCGCAGATACTGGCGCTTCTGCTCCGGCGTCTGCACTTCGGGCGGGAACCCGCTGGCCTCCTCTTTGGCCTTCATCTCGCGGCACACGTATTCCTTCCAGATGCCGTACTCCGGTTGCGGAAACTTGGCCGGGTCGCCTAGGCGCGGCCGGCCGTCCCACACCGCGGCGCCGTGGTAGCGCTCGATGACGTAGCCGGCCTGCTTGGCGCGGCGCAGAAGCGGCGAGTACACCGCGTACTGACCCAGCGCGCCGCCGGGCAACAGCGTGAACTTGAGCTTGCCATTTTCGACCACCGGCAACACGGGCGACAGCAACGCCGTCGGCGGCGTGACGTCCACCACCAGGAACGCGAAAACGTCCTCGTGCAAGAAGTAGTCGTGCCACTCCTTCATGGTGTCGGGGTCGTCCTGTCCATCGATGGGCTCCGGCGGCACGCGCTTGTTTTCTTCGTACGGGTCCGGCGGCCACAGCTCTTTGGGCCACTTGTCCGGCACCGGCTTGCCCCACAGCTTGCTCGGGTAGCCCACCGGGTAGCGGTACATGACCTCGACCGAGGGGTACAGAGAGTTGACGTCGATCTTGTGCAGCTCTTCGGTGGGCGAGAAACGGACGTTGAAATCGGTCACGTCGGGAGGCGGGCGAGGCGGCGAGGCCAGTGGCCAGGTGAACTGCGTCGCCTCGGTTCGGCCGCCGTGCATGCCTCGCCGAAACAGCTTGTTGCTCTCGATCGAGTAGTTGGGAATGGTCTTCTCGCGCATGTCCTTCCAGATGTAGACGGCCAGAGAAGACGCGGGCGTCGTCAGGTAGCGGAAGGGGTCCATGCCGCCGGAAGAATCCATGGTCTCCGCTCGGAACGCGCGAGCGGCACGGCGCAGGATCTCCACGTCGATGTGGCAGTAGAAACGCGCGCGGTCGCGGAAGTTCCACTTGGGCTTGTCGGGGGCGTCGCGTGACCACCAGTTTTTGGCCTCTTTTTCCCACTCGTCGTCCTCGGCCTTCACCTCCTTGCTGTTGCGACCCTTGCGGAAGCAGCGCCTGGGCGGCAGCGGGCCGTTCCACTCCATGATGCCGCCGTACTCCTGAATCTCGTCGTCTGCCCGCCATAAGAAGTGCGGGAACATCTCCTGCCGTACAAAAAGCACACGTGAGACCGCGCGGGGTTTATTTATTAGCCACAGCACTGATCAATGCGGTGCACCCCGCATTCTTTGGAACAAGGTAGCAATACCTTTTTGCCGCTGAGGTCGCAGGCCTTCATCTCCTCGGCCAGCTCGAAGTTCTTGATGCCGTCCTCCAGCTTGCCGCCGTAGTGCAGATAGGTGTCCACGAAGTGGATGGCGTTGTCGCCGCGGCCAATGACGATGCCAATCTGCGTCGTGCCGCGGTAAATGGGCTTGACGGTGCGGCGCGTGGCCATGTCGGGCATGCAGACGATGGCCGAGTACAGCGCCGGGAAGTCGAACCCCGAGCCGTTGTGCGCCAGAACGGTGAACCCGCGCTGGTCCTTCTCGCGCTTCTTCAGCATCCACTTGACGAACTGCGCGTCGCAGTCCGGCCCTTCGAACCACCACGACACCTGCTCGCCTTTGACGTTGTAGTTGTGGTCGGCGTCGCACACCGGAGCACCGCCTTTCTCGTCGTACCCGTCCACCATGCCGTTGTTGACGTTCGGGTCGCCGAGACCGACCGACACGCGGATCAGGTACGGTCGCTGCACGTCGCGCGTGTCCGTTTCGATGTCGATGCACACGTACCGATCCGGATCGCCGGCCTTTTTCCACTCTTTCTTCTGCACGAAGCACTGGTGCGTCTCGCTGTGCACCCAGTCCTCGCAGTGCGCACACAAGTCCCAGCCGCACTTGTGCTCGTGCTTCAACGGCGTGCCGTCGTCGTTCTTGTACTTCTTGCTGTACGTGAAACGCCGCACAGACATGCCCCTGTCCGCGCAGCAAGTCGGGCAGTAGATCTTCGTCTCGCAGACCGAGTGCATCTTGGTTTTGGCGCGCGGGTGCAGCGGCGCGATTTGCCACGGCACAGGCACGTCCAGGCGCGCGTCGCTCACAGTCTGCTGCATGATGCGAGTAGCATCAGAAGGCATAGGCCGTTTGTGACCGGCGAAGCAGGCAGCACCGCGGAAAGAACAGTTGCAGTCGTCACAAACCACTGGATCCCAGTGGGCATCCGGCAGTGTCGCAGGACAACCCCACTGAGCACAAGCCACACACAGAGTTGAGCAGCGGTGACTTGTGCCCTTTGTATACACACTGAGACAGATGTTGCAAAACTTGTGCTGGTTCGAAAGGTTGAGGTAATGCATGGCCACGTTGAGGTGCGAGGGGATGACGTCGAAGTGTCCCTGCCACTCGCCCTCGGGAGGCGGCGTCCAAAGCAGAGAAACCAGCGGAGCATTCCAGGCCACTTCGTCGCCTTTCCACTCGGCGTCCCAGGATCGATAAATAACGCGAGCGTACGTTCCTTGCTCGCTCCAGCTGAACACCTGAATGCGGGTCTTGAGCTTGTTGTGGTAGTGGATGAGGTCTTCCACGCCGCGTGCCCGGTCACGTGCCGGTGTCCACTTTTGGCCCCAGACCTGCTCGTAGAGGATCTTGGCCTGCTTGGTGATCTCGCCCGCGCCCGTCTTGATGGCCCGCATGGCGTCGGTCACCCTTTTGACGCTTTGTGCATCCGGCTGCGCGTGCAGCACCTCCTCATCCAAGCTGTCGACCACGATCTTCCTTTCCGCCGCCATCTTGGCCCACCTCTGCTCCTGGAACTTGCGTTCCATGTCGTAAACCGCAAAGCAGTACTCGAGGCAGAGGTTGTTGTTTCTGTTGTCGATCGGGTGCAGCTTTCTGCCTCGGCTTTGCTGTGCGTACCACTCTGACGTTTGATGCGGTCGTGCGCGCAAGATGCGCGCCGGGTCGAAGCTACCAAACCGCATTCCGGGACCGAAACCCAGACCGAGGCCCGGGGCGGCTGCCGGAGCCCGACCGCGTCGTGCCGCCAGGCCTTTTTGCTCGAAGTTGCGCTCACGCTGTCGTGCTCGCGCCACCGCGTCCGGATTCTTGACCTCGACGCCTCTGACCTTGGCGTGCGGCCGCAGCAGAATCTCCACGATGACGTGCGACACCATGATGGCGTTGGGGTCCGAGCCGGGTCGGTTGAGGCGTAGCAGCCTTTCCACCTCTGTCACGTCCGCGAACTCCTCCCACAGCATGCCCACGCTGCGCCACCGCTGCGTCTCATCGTCCTCCTCGCCAATCAGAACGATGCTGTAGCCCGCCTCGTCTTCGTTCTCGAAAAGCGGGTTGAACGCGAGCATGTCCTCCAGCAACTCATCCCAATTGTCGAACACCTCTGGCAGCGCAACCAACGTGTCAGGCTGAGGTCGGACGTAGTAGTTTAAATAGTGCAGCCCCAGTGCTCGGTTGCGCAGTCTGTGAAACTCTGCAGCAGGGCGCGCCCTCTCCCAGAACTTCTTTTCGTCTCCTTCACTCATTTCAACGAATGAATCCGGCAATCACTCGACGGCAATCAGGGCTGGCTCGGCGATCCAGAAAACGAGCTAGAGCAGAAGCAGTGGCGTAATGCGCGTTGCTTTGCGGACAGGTGCAGCGGCGCGATTTGATGATATGCCGAAGAAAGTCCAGGTACCAGTCGAGTGCCAAGAAGTGTCCCCAGCAGTCACACATCTGCGCACCCACAGGAACGAAAATGAGTCGTAAGACCTTTCTGATGAAAACACGAAATCAATCGGAATCGCTGGGCAGATCACGGTAGATGGCGCTCTCTTCCTTGGTGGCCAGACGCGACCCGCCTTCGCACTCCAGGTCACGGATGTGCAGCTTCTGCTTGCCCGTGGTGGAGCCGGTCGGCACAGCCCAGAAGAACATGGAGGCGTCGATTTCGACGTCCGTGCCGGTGTCCAAGAACTTGGGTTCCTGAGCCTTGAATCGCTCTTCGTCCTGGCGGTCAGCCTGGCCCTCGAACAGCTCGCCCTCGTCGTCTCCGTAGGAGCCCTCTTCCTCTTCGTCGACTTCTCGGCCAGGCTCCAGGTGATCGGGAATGACGATCTCGGGCGACCGGGGTGGCGACGGCGGCGACGCTGCCAGCTTGGCCAGCTTGCGTTCGTCGTCGGGGTGGTCCTGAAGCATCTCGACGTCCTGCGAGTCCGGGTTGCTGTCGGTGCTTTCGTCCTCGCTCTTGAGCTCGTCGCCTTGCTTGGCCTTTTTGGACTGCTTGATCCAGTCCGGCGTGGGCGGCACCGGTTGGCCCTCGTACTCGTCAGGCAACGCCAACTTGGCCAAGTCCATCGGCGGTACGTTGTCGCGTTCTTCCTGTTGGCGCTTCTTTCGCGCTCTGGCCACCGATTCTCTGGCCTCCTTGTTGATGCGAGCAATCTCTGCGCGCGTTTTACGAGGCGGGGTGGCCTCCGAGTCGCTGGCTTCGGGCAACGGTGCGAGATTGGTGCTGTTGGAGGCGTTCGGGTGGATGGGGATCAAGGTCGGATAGGGGTGCATGTTCAGCAGAGGCAGGTGCACTTGCTCCAGCGTGATGTGCAGCCGCGTGACCGCCGCCAGGGCGTCGAACCGAGCGTCGCGCTCCACGTATCGGACCTTCGGCTTTTCGGGCTCGGTTTGGGTTTGGTGCGATGCTGCGAAGTCCTTGGGCATAGACGCGAGGGGCCACGAGGGGAAATCTTTGGGCTCGGGCTTCGCCTCGGGTTCCGGCTCCATGGTCGCGTCCTGAACCACCCACTCAGCCGGTTAAGCATATCAAACAGTTAGGAGCCACGAAGCTGGCGCTTGGGCGTGCAAAATATACAGTTTAACTCAGCCGGCTGGTGGGTTACCTCGTTGAGTTCCTTCATGAGCTCCAGAATCGTTTGGCGCGGTGGTCGGGTGGTGGGTGGGCTCGGTGGTGGGTTGTTTTCCGCCTCGTGCTCCTTGATGACTCGCTCCTTGAGTTTGCGCTCGAGAAACGCGCCAAAGCCCTTGAAAAGCTCACACTCACGGTCGAGGAACTGCTTTTGGTGCTCGTTTATGTCGCGCTCCATGTCGGGAGTTTGCTCGCTGATCACTGGTCGAGTTCCTCCGCGAAGTGTCGCAATCCGTTCCAGAGAAGCCATTGGCAAACACAGACCACAGCAAACAGAAGCAATTCCATTGCAAACCACACAAACATGCGAGACTAACCCGAGTGCAGTGAAAGCAACTTGAGGCGGTTGGCCTTCGAGGCCAGACCGTGAGATTATATAAAAGTTCGCGTTCCGCTCGACTGTGATGCGTGACGTCAACAAAGGTCTACGTACTCGATCTCACGCGAAAAAACGCTGCCAAACGATTGCCAACGTCATGGACCAATTACCTGCACTCGAAATTCTCTGCCATCGATTGACAGCAAAGGTATTGA